GGGCAGGCATTATGAGCCTTGGTTTAATTTACGACCCTCGAAAATCGCCCACGTCCATTAGATCAGGGCTGATTAGTATCGACCTTGACGTAATGAGCGACGAGGTTCACGAATGGTCTAACGATGTAACGGAAAACCCGGTAGAGCTTGGTGCGCCTGTTGCTGACCATATACAAGCCAAAGCGGATAAGCTGACCATCACAGGCATGATTACAAATGCGCCCATAGACCCTATTGTGGCGGCGCAGTTTCCCGGTAGCATTGATGGCGGTCTATATTCCGCACGATTGCAAACTCATTTTGATTGGCTGAAAGAACTTGTCAACCTGCGCGAGACTTTAACCGTTTACACGCGCTACAAGGTCTATACAGATATGGCGCTGGTGTCGTGCAATATCAGCCGCTCTACAGGGCTTGGAGAGGCGCTGCCATTTACGCTGCAATTTATGCACATTCGATTGGTGAAAACACAAACCGTAGATGTGCCGCCCGGAATTAGTCGCAAAATTGACAAGAAAATAGACAAAGCGACTGCAAACAAGACGCAGCCCGAAGCCAATGCTGGAAAAGTTGAAAACCAATCAGCAGCAGAAACTGCAAGACTTGGCCTAAATAAGAAAGCTAGCATTATTAAATCATTGGCTTTTAAATAAAATGGCAATACTACAAGAAATACCATTACTAGCAGGCCGGTCTAACCAGTTTGCCGATGTAACTATCGGAGGAATACCGTTCACCATTCGAATGCTTTGGAATGAAATCGGAGGCTATTGGAGCCTGTCATTTTCCGAATTGAACGGGCCTGATTTATTGGTAAACGTGAAGTGTGTACCAAATTACCCGCTTACTGGTAAATTCCAGCGCCTAGGGCTTGCTGGCGATTTGTATTTTATTCACTCAAACGGCTCTACTTATCGCCCCACCTTTGATGATGTAGGTACAAATACTTACGGGCTGTATTACTACGACCCTGAAACACCTGCAACATTGCCCACGCCTAGCCCCGCAGTAGGCAGTATCTCTAGTATTTGGGACGATGGCGCAACCGAATGGGATAGCGGCGCGTCCGTTTGGTTCTAGCTATGTTATTTGACCGGGAAGTATCTTTAGTTATTGGGCAATCAGGCGGCAAAGGCATCGAAGTCGCAGCGCTACGTATTGATTTTTCGGTAGAGAAAACAAGCACCGAAACGCTGAATAACTCAACTATTGAGATATACAACCTATCTCCAGATAGTCAAAAGCTGATAGAAACGCCTAATAACGCAGTTATCCTCAAGGCGGGATACAAGCAAGATACAGGCGCAAAGACTATATTTATAGGCATTGTTCGGCGCTCTCTGACCGTTCGGAATGGCTCTGATTGGGTAACTAAGCTAGAGCTTGATGATGGGTTGATAGCGTACCGTGATAGTAAACGCGCTTTTTCATTCCCTGCTGGGGTGAGTGGCTTGGCAGTATTGCAAAACGTAGCAGGCTCTTTTGGGCTGGATGTGCGGCAATTGCCATCAATTCAGGATAAGACATACCCGGCAGGCTTTAGCTTTGTTGGGCGCTCACGCGAGGCAATGGCTAAGGTTTGCAACTATTTGGGGCTTGAATGGTCTATTCAAAACCAAGAGATTCAAGTCATTAAAAAAGGCGGTGCAACACAACGTACTGCTATTTTTCTGTCCGAGGATACCGGCTTAATCGGTAGCCCTGCGCTTGAGGCTAAAACTCTGTCAGACAAAGCCGCCGCAAAAGAGGGCATAACCGTAAACAGTGCAGGCGTGATTAAACGGCGCACTGCAAACGCTGATGGCGAGGTTGATACAAAGCTAGAGGTGCAGGGCTATAAGGTAGTGAGCCTATTGCAACCAACGCTAGAGCCGGGTGCATTGGTGCAGCTTAAATCTAAGGCTATCGACGGTCAATTTTTCAAAATAGAAAAGCTCACGCATACAGGCTCTAGCCACGGCGGGGCCTTCCACACAGAGATTAGCTTGAGGTTCATTTAATGGCAGAACAAACCGAAGACGCTCTGGCCTCGCTTAGGGCGCTGATTAAGTCCGAATTGGTTGATCTAAATACAAGCATAGCCGCCGAAATAGTGGGTTATTCCGGCGGCCTGGCTTCGGTTCGCCCATTGGCATCTAAACGCTTTGCCGATGGTGATTCTTTGCCGTTCCCAGTCATCCATGCCGTGCCCGTGCGTTGGCCCGTGTTTAACGGCGGCGCTTGCGGGGTTAAAGGGCCTATTAAAGCCGGGGATAAGTGCCATTTGGTTTTTGCCCAGCAAGCCGCTGACAATAGCGACGACCTGCGCCGCCACGACCTTAACGACGCTTATGCGCTTATGGCTGACAATAGCGCAGCGGGGCAGGGTGGAAACAATAGCGACATGGTTATGTATTTTGGCGCTGCTTTTCTGAAAATATCAGAATCCGGCGCTATTGAGATAAACGCCCCCGCTGGCCTGAAAATAACAGGCTCTGGTGTAACACATAACGGCGTAAATATAGGCGATTCGCACGTTCATAGCGGCGTAGGCGCTGGGCCAAGCAACACTGGCGGGCCTGTATAGTTTTTTACTATCGCTGGTACAATAGCCATATGAATGACCTATTGTTAGACGCTAACCACGACCTAGACACTAGCAGTCTAGGGCTGGCTATTGTGCGCGGCGCTGATAGGGTGCGACAAAATATAGAGATTAAGCTAAAACTTTGGCAAGGCGAATGGTTTTTAGACACCGAGGCCGGGACTCCATACCTAGAGGATATTCTAGGCAAGCGCATTAGTTTGGCCGGGGCATTGGCTGCCATCCGAGCAGCAATTCTTGAGGTTGATAGCGTTAGCGCATTGACAAATTTCACCTACACATTTAACCGCCAAACTCGCGCATTAAATTACACGTTTGAGGCTTCTACGCCTTTTGGCATCATTGAGGTATCGCTATGAGTTTGACCGTTGAAGGCTTTAGCCGCCCCACTTTGCCAGAGATCAAAACAGACCTAGACGCTGATTTTATCGACGCGCTTGGGCCGGTAAACACAAACCCAGACGCTGTAGCAGGACAGATTATCGGCATCGTAGCCGAGGCCGTGGATAGTATTAATAGCATCATGCAAGATGTTTATGATGCAATGTACCCGCGCAGCGCCGAAGGTGTAAGCCTAGATGGTGCAGTGTCGTATGTTGGACTAACTCGACTAGATGCCAGTCCTACGGTAGTAACCGCCGCAGCGTATGGCAATGATGGCGATGTGGTTTTGGCAGACCAACTAGCTACAGCTAACGGCACTAACTTTTTTAGCACCTCGGACGTAGTTATCAGTCGTGCCAATGCGCTCGATGTTTCTGTACAAGTTGGTACAGTTACCAATTCAGCAAGTTATCAGATATTGGCCGCTGGCGCTTCGGTAACCTACACCAGTGATGCAAGCGCCACCGCAGCCGAGATTCTGGCAGGCTTGGCAGCTTTGCTAGATACCGATTTATTTACTATTGAAACAACATCAGACACATTGCGCTTTTATGCAAAAGATGGCACTACGCCTTTTGCCGTCACGGTTGATTCAAAACTCACCATAACGCGCAGGGGTAGCCCTGTGGTATTTGTTGCTGATACTGATGGCGCTGTGGTTGTTCCTGTTGGAGCTATAACCACTACCGAGGCAGGCCAAGAGCTACTTAATCTGGTGGCAGGCGCAACGGGTAACAGTGCAGAATCAGACGTTGATCTACGCGCCCGTCATGCTTTATCAGTCCGTGGTACTGGTGCAGCTACTGTAGAGGCTATTAAAGCGCAGTTACTAGCAAATATTGATGGCATTACAAGCGTGCGGATTTACGAGAACCGCACTAATTTAACGGTTGATAGTATCCCTCCCCATGCATTTGAGACTGTAGTGCAAGGCGGCGTAAATTCTGACATTGCAGCCGGGCTATGGCTTTATAAACCCGCTGGCATTGAAACCTATGGCAATGTATCTGTACAAACACCAGATACCGCTGGCGATAATCAAACCGTGAGCTTTAGCCGCGCTGTGACTGCTTACGGCTGGGTGACCGTTGCAGTTACTGCGCTCAATACCGAGGAAACACTCCCAGCATCGGCAGCGGCAGGCATTAAAGATGCGATTGTGGCATGGGCTGCTAGTAATATTGGCGTGTCTGACGATATTATTATCCAGCGCTTCTACGGCCCAATTTATGCAGCCATACCCGGCATTGCAGCCATGACCATCACCGCCGATGTAACTGCATTGTCAACAGATACGCCGTCTTATGGCGCAATTAATATTGATGTTGGACGCACTGAGATTGTAGAATTCTCCACTGATCGCATTGTCGTAACTGGCGTATGACCGATTTAATCACCACCGCGCTATCCCGCCTTACTAATCAATTCTCTGAGTCTCCAAAACTCAGGGCGATGGTATCGGCAATGGTGCAGCCTTTGCAGGATGCGCTGGCAGATATTGAGCAGCTACGCACGGAGCGCTGGCCTTCTACTGCTATTGGTGCACAATTAGATGGCGTTGGGCATATTGTTGGTGAGCCTAGATATGGGCGTGATGATGATGAATACCGGGCAGCGATTGCTTTTCGCATCTTTGTAAATGTGTCAAGGGCAACGCCTAGCGACTTAATCCAAGGGCTTAGAACGCTAACCCAAGCGGATGAAATCCAATACATAGAGCAATATCCTGCCACAGCGATGCTTTTCACTGGTGGGCCTACTATCCCTGTAGGCTTGCAAGAGACAATGCAAGACTTGGCCCCCGCTGCTATCAGCGATGTTCAGATTATGGTGAACTACGCACAAGACCCACCGTTTAGGTTTGCGCGTGAAGTGCCAGATAATTACTTAAATGTAGGCACAGATACTAGGCTGACTGCAAACGGTAACAGGCTATTAATAAGTCCACAAGGTACAGAGGAAACTAGCGGCGCGTTACTTGGCGGCATTGCCCCTTCATTTATCACTGCCAACGGCTTAAAACTAGCAGTAGGCGCAGGTAGATTGCGCGTAAACGACCCAAACACTCAAACCATAATAGGCCAAGGCTACAGCCTTACCGGTGTTTATAGTTAAAAGCTATAATCAAACAATATGACCACTTTTTCCGAAAATGTTGTGAGTTTTGCAGACGGGCAGACCAATGTCGTGCAGTTGCCTGATGCAACTATATTAAATGGATTTCAGCCTGCAACATCCGAAAGCCGGGGGCAACCTCTACCAGCGCAATGGCTCAATTGGCTATTTAGAACCATTTTCCGCTACATAAACCGCGACAAAGTTAGCGATGCAACCGGGGCGGCACTGTTTCCATACATCAATAGCGCAATTAGATTAGAAGCTATTGACATGGCAGACCCCAATAAATATTTGGTTGCAATTGGATACAAAGGTGCAACTGGCGTGCATGTATTAAAGGTTATTAATTCAGCAACGCTTACTTTAGGCACTGCTACGCTAAACGGAGATCAACCAGTAGCAGGCGGCGCTAACGTTCGCACTGTTGGATATTCTCGTCAAATTGGAGATTTATAAATGGCTGTCACTCGAATAAATGACGGGTTGACTAATCAGCAACGTTACCGCAATACTGCAAAATATAAAGCAACAAGAGACGCACGCACAAAAACTCCAGAAGGCCATGCTAAAGCTGCTGAGGCCACAAAGAAATCGCGTGCTAAAAATATTGAGCAATTCAAACTTAAGAGTCAAACAATAGAATTCAAAAAGAAAAAGAGCGAATACAACAAGCGCGTACAAGAAAATCCAGAGTTGAGAGCAAAAAAAATAGCAAATAATCGTGCAAGCTATCAAAGGAATAAGGAATCAATCCTAGCAAAAATGCGAGATAAGTACCACTCTGGCGGTAAAGAAAATGGCCTAATTAAATCTAGAAAGCGCAGGAGTCAATTGTCATTTGCTACACCTAAATGGGCCAATAAAGATGAAATGAAAACCATATATGCTAATCGTGGAATGATGCATGTAGATCACATTATTCCTTTGCGTGGAAAACTTGTTTGTGGGTTACATTGCGCTGCAAATTTACAATATTTAGACGGTTTTGCTAATAAGTCTAAACTTAATAAGTTTGATGCAGATACATTGCCATCTATAGTTGAATCAATGGCATTTGATGTTTCTTTGCACCAAATTGCATTTAATGCCGCAATGCGTGGCACAATTTAAGGAATTAAAAAATGCTCACTCCAACACAAGAGGCGCAAGTCCTCGCATTAGTAGCTCAAGAGGCTGCACTGCTTTCACTTGCATCGGAAGAACCGGCAATTATTTCAAACTTGGGCGCGACTGACGTTAGCCTATCTGACCTAAGCGCAGCATCATCCCTTGCGGATGCTGATTTACTTTTGGTGAGGCAGGGCGGCACTGATAAATCAATATCCGGCGCAATTGTCAAGGCGGCATCTACAGTGGTTGTACCTGACGCATCGGAAACCGTAAAAGGCATTGTGGAGCTTGCAACAGTTGCAGAGGCTCAAGCTGGCACTGATACGGCTCGCGCAGTAACCCCGGCTGGACTTGCAGCAATTGGCAAGCCAATGGAGTCAATTGACTACACATTGGCTGGGAATGCGCTAACGATTAAGCTAAACCCTACTACGCTTGCATTTAGGTCTACCACCTTAACAAGCGGTGCGCCCACATTGGTTAGCAATGCTGCACAAATTACAACCACTATTTCTAGTGGTTCAACTGGCGGCACTATCAGTGCGGTGCAGAGCGAGATTGTAATTCTCGCAATCAATAACGCTGGAACGATGGAGCTTGCGTGGACTAACCTCGCAGGCGGCGTAAATCTTGACGAAACTACACTGATAAATACCACAGCAGAAGGTGGTGCTGGCGCTGCTGATTCTGCTACCGTTATTTATTCAACAACTGCCAGAACTGGTGTTGCTTTCCGAGTGGTTGGAATATTCCGAAGCACACAAACGACAGCGGGAACTTGGGCGCAAACACCTGCGCTAGTGCAGCCTATTGGTGGGCAGGCTTTGGCCTCAATGCAGTCTCTTGGTTATGGGCAGACGTGGCAATCAGTAACTAGAAATAGTGGCGTAACTTATTACAATACCACTGGCAAGCCGATTACTTGGGCAATGAATATTGGGCCATCTACTGTTTTTACATCTTTTTTTATTGCAGGTGTCGATATTGGTTCAAACATGCAATCCGTTGGAACTTTGCGATTTGTGTTAACTTTTACAATTCCTCCCGGCGCATCGTACACATATACAATTTCTGGCGGCTCTGTTACATCTACAGAATTACGTTAAAGGAAAAAAATGAACTATAAAGCCATAGACAACTCACTGCACGTTATTGAGCCTGAATATGCTCATTTACTTCCCGTTGGATGCGTCCAAATTACTGACGAGGAAGCCGAAGCTATCCGCATTGCAAATACTCAGCCTACCATTGAACAAGTAAAAAAATCATTTGTTGATTCTATTCAAACTAGGCTTGATAATTTTGCACAAGAGCGCGGCTATTCTGGCATCTTATCTGCTTGCACCTATGCAACAAGCCTAGTAACCAAGTTTAAGAATGAAGGCAAAACCTGCGTCAACTTGCGCGATTCAACTTGGGCCGCTGCTTATGATATTTTGGCGCAGGTAGAGGCTGGCACTAAACCAATGCCTAAAAGTCTTGCAGATATTGAAGCTGATTTACCCGCATTAGTCTGGGCATGATTTTTCTTTACACGCTTATTTTCTTAAACCTGTTTTACGTTTTATACGTAGCAGTAATGGGAATATATCGTGCGTACTTGGCTAAAAAACTGCGCTGGCCGCATTGGTGCTTATTGTGGTGGGTTGTGTTGGTAGGGTTTTTGGTTGATGTAATTGCAAACATCACAATAGCCGTTATTGTTTTTCGTGAGTTGCCAAAAGAATTACTCGTAACCACAAGATTAAAACGCTACTTAAGCGATGAGAATTCTCACATCCATAATAAAATCATGGCGCTATGGATATGCGATAACTTACTCGACTTGTTTGACCCTACTGAGAACCACTGCTAAAAATGAACGATTGGCAAACCATTATTAATATTGGTGCAGGTTGCACCTTGTCGGTTATTGGATGGTTTGCCCGTGAATTGTGGCAAGCCGTTAAAGATTTACGCGCTGATCTATCTACTTTGCGGGTTGATATTGCAACTCACTATATACGCAAAGACGATTTCAAAGATTTTGCCCATGAACTAA